CGTCGTTATGGTGCCTTGTAAATCTAAAATGGTGCTTGTTGCAATGGTATAGACATATCCGTGGCTCTCATTCTTAAAAAAGACTTGAGATTGGTCTACTGAGTAGATGAAATCATACTCATCTGAACCATCGACAGGGGTAGCATTAGCAACTCCATTGTCATAGAAGGTAGTTCCAATAATAGTAAGTAAGTGGCTACCAGCGGCAAAGATACCAAGTCCTTCTCCTGCAGTTAGGGTTTGATAAGACTTAAGTCCTGGGCGTTTAACGGCTGCAATAGACTCTTTCTTCTCTACTTCAATAATGGCATTACCTAGCTTTGAATCCTTATTTAAGGTTCCATCACGGGAGCCGATGTTGTGGGCAAGAGGGATTCTAGAGGTTGCCATTAATTTTTGAACCTGAAATCAGGCGAAAAGGAAGTAGAAGCCTCTTCTTGGCTCCAATCAGTCATTACTTCTTCATACTTAGCGGCACGTTGAGCTAGTTCAGCACGGACTTGTGCAGGAACACCATACTCAAGGGCTAACTGGTCAGCTAGTCCAAACTTTAATGTGTTAAACCATTCAGACGGAAACTGAGGAATTGCATTAGGAGTGAGGATGTCTGAAATAGGTTGTTGTACCTGTAGGTGGATAGTCCATCCTGCGGCATTTGGGTTGTTAAATACATACAGTACGCCATTACCTAACTGTGGGTCGTAATAGACCTGATTAGGAGTACCAGAAGAGGGTTTATAGCCTTGTTGCATATACTCTTGACGTGAGATGACCTGAAGGGTTGTATCGTTCCCCTGAGGGCTTCTAATGAACGCCATAACGACTCTTAAAGGACGGTCACAGACTACATCTCCTGTTGGGCCTAATGTGTAGGTATATTGACCTGCTACCATAGGTACTGGGAGGTCTTCTACTAACCATAAGGGCATACCCTTAGTCTGTAGTTGTTTAATGTAAAGATTTAGGGCTTCTGAGCAGTTTTGATAGTCCTGTGGGGTTGGGCTATCTCCAGCACCAATTACTCCCAATACACGGAGTGCTCCATTAATAACTGCGTCCCTAGATTGTGAGTAACTGGTTGTCATTTATTCTGCCTTTGGCTCGTCTTCGATTAAAGCAAATTGCTGTTGTAATTTTTGAAGCAATGGATATGCCCCTGATTCAGTAGGTAATTGTCCTACTACACGAAGGATAAATGCTGCTTCTTGGTCTTCTAATGTAAATGTTTTCATAATTTTCTCTTAGCACTTATAAAGATTGCTTAAATTACCATCGCCAGTAGCCATCATAGCTTGGTCTGCTAAATATACTTCATACAAAGTAAATGTATTTCCAGCAGCAGGAGAGCCATTGTAAATTTCTAATGTAGTGTAAGCATTAGTATCAAATGATTGGTCCATTTTGATGTAAGTGCTAATTACTCCGCTTGTGCTTGGCAATGTTCCTAATTGCAATTCAGGTGTTGCACCAAAAACACCACTTGAAAGCGTTACATTAAATGCAGAATTAGAAGCATAAACAATTACTAAATACAAAGGCCCATTAGGTTGCCATTCAGTAGTATTTATTAATGGAGTATTAAATTCAACTACTGCAGGAGTTCCACCAGTAACAGAAGATACTGTTAATGTTTTTCCTATTGGATTTGATGGTGTTGAAGTTGTAATTGTTGCATTTGAGTTATAACTAACTGCATTGTAATTTTTGCCATATCGACTAGCAAATACAGTAGCAGCAGGGCCGTAATCTAAAAAATCACCAGTAATTGCAATAGTTCCACCAAAACCTTGTGCATCTGCATTGTCAAAAAATTTAATTTTTCCAGTACCAGTTCCACGAACCATTCCTACAGGCCCTAAAGCTCCTTGGTTAGATATAATGCCTGATTGAACTTGAATTTTTCCAGCATTAACCGCAAAACCAACAGAATTTGTTGTATATCCATACAAAAAGAAACCGCCTTGTATTAATACATTTCCATTATTTAATGTAAATACAGGGCCGCTTACATTTTCACCAATGTAACAAGTATCAAATGTTGCACTTGAGCCATTAAACACAACACCAGCACCAACTCCATATTCAACATCACAGGCAGAAAATAAAAGGGCATCATTGCCATCTAATGCTGCTCCTAAACTATCTACATAAATGCCAGAGCTTGAAAAATTTGTTGTTGTGCAACGATTCCAATGAGTATTGTGATTAGAGCCTTTTAAATAAAAACCAATAGAACACGTATCACACCTAACATTTTCTCTTAAATTATTCCAAGCATTTACTTCTTGCATACCATAAATGCAATTAATAATGTAAACATTGCGAACTACTGAATGATGACGATAAGCAACATTTATACCATTAGTCGTTGTGTTGTTTCCATCAATTTTTAAATCTTGAATTACAAATGGAGAAACCAAAACATCAGAAGATTCTCCAATTTCAAAAACAGAAGTTAAAGTTGCATTAGCTTTAATAATTGTATTGGTTTGCCCTGCACCAATAATTGATACATACTTTCCAATTAAACTAATTGCTGTATTAATAAGAAATGTACCAGAAGGTAAAGTAACAACTCCTGATGTTGTAGATGCGTAATTAATTGCATTTTGAATTGCTGTTGAATCATCTGCTACACCATTCCCCAATGCTCCAAAATCAGTAACAGATACATATTCTGCTAATTTTGTGTTTATAGATATATTTACTGCTCCTGTTGGAGTGCTACCGCCATTTTTAAAATCAAATTTTGGAATTAATGTAGTCATTTTGTAACCTTAATAAAGTCTTATTGCAGTATAGGCACAATTGCCTTGCGTACCACCAGATACTTGGGTTATTTGAACTGCTAAACCACTTAAAGATAAAGAAGCTAAAGTTGCAGTTTTAATTGTAGTAATACTAGAAGTTGTCCCTTGTGTTGTTACTATAGCAACACAACTGTAAGCAGCAGTAGCGCCTTGTCCTGGTAAAGTAGCAGAAATTAACCAACATCCAGCAGAAATATTTGGTAATGTAACCAAAGTTGTAGGTGTTGCATTAAGAGCTGAAATACCACTTGCACTTGAAGTTGAAAAAATACCGCCAACTATTTGCGTATTATTATTAACTGAGCCTAAAGTGCTTGTAGTACCAATTAACAAGTTACCGCTAGAATCAAGACGCATACGCTCTGTACCGCTAGTACCAAAATAAAGGGGTACGTTTTGATTTGTATAAATTAAACCACCAGCATTATTTTGGAATATTAATTGACCTAAATTGGCATTAGCAATGCCACAAGTAGTTCCTGTAGCTGTTGAGCCATATTGCTCTATTCCAACGCCTTTATAAGAAGGGCCTGAAAAGAACGCATAATCCATTGCCCAAAGACCGCCATAACCTCCAGCAGAAGTAGCGTTTCTTTGAGTTAAAAAAGCTCCATCACCATATACATCTAATGCTGCTGCTGGGCTTGTTGTACCAATACCCAAACGGTGGTTTGTAGCATCCCAAAATAAATTAGAATCTGTTGATAAAGCACTTGATGTTGAGCCAAAAGGTATATAACCAGCAGTAACAGCGGTTAATCCTGTACCGCCATACCCAACACCTACAGTAGCACCATTCCAAGTAGCTGTTGTAATAACGCCACTTGATGACAACTGCATCAACTTAGTATTAGCTATACCAGCGTTATACCATTGAAAGCCATCTCCAGCAAAAGCACTAAAACGACCAAAGCCAGTAGCATAGTCCATTACTAAACCATCGCTAGGAGCAGTAGCAGTAAATGTTCCTGTAGTTGCTAAACCAGCAGAAGAAGTTAATTGACCACTAATAGCTTGGTCAGCGTTAAATGTATTGGTCTCGTCTAACTTAGGAAAGTCATTAAGACTTGCACGAACTAAACGTAAAGATACTACTGCACCTGCAGCAAACGCTGTAGCAGATGTTCCATCTTGCGCTCTAGTAATGGCAAAGGTAGTTCCTGATACTGAGGTGACTTTAACAATTTCAATAGTTGTTTGAGTGGCAGCATCAGCTAATGTGCAATAAAAATATTGAACACCAGTAGGTGACGGAAACGCACTTGCAGATGTAACGCTCATAGACGTAGCTCCAGCACTTAAGCTAGAAGCTAACGTCGTGTTAGCATTGTTTGCGAAGAGCATATTTGCCATTAATTATCCTTATGCGCTTACTGCACCAAAAGTTTTCCAAGTTCCAGGACTTCCTGCAGTCACACAAACCCATCCGACATATCCAGTAGCAAATACGTTTTGATTGTAAACAATATCGCCTTCTAAATAGTATCCTGTGCTTGGAATAGCAGTTCCTACAAATTTTCTACTTCCGCCAAATACCCCTAAATCATATTGAGTGTCTGATTGATAAGTAAACATTTGACCTGCACCGCCAAAAATTGTTGGCAATCCTAATGTATTTGTTTTGTAAGAGTTTCCAGTAACGATTGCTCCAGTAGCAGAAGTGTCGCAATACACATAATTTGCAGCTTCAGCAGTCATTAATAAATTAGTTAATGGATATTTATTGACATCAACTCCTGCTCTAGTTCCAGTTCTACGCAAAGCGGAAATAATTACTGTGCTTTGAATATTAGGAGAAATATGTAAAGTCCAAGATGAGGCTGCATTATGTACCGCAGTTGCTAAAGCTAGCCAAGTAACTCCTGTAGAAGGTACTGTTGCTTTTACTGTAGAACCTGAATACAAAATTAAGTTTCCAGTAGCATCTACAGAATAAGTAGGAGTTGAATCTGTTGTAGTTAAATAAGCAGTGCATTGACTATCAATAAATGTATTTCCAGTAATGCTTGATGTTGGAGAATTAACATAAATTCCAAAGTAAGAACCATAAGGGTCTTGTTGGTTTACATCAACAATCGTATTGCCTACTACATTCATGCCAAGGCAAGTAGAATCCAATACAATTCCACTTTGGTATGTAAAATTAATTACGTTGTTTGCAATTTGAGAATTTACAGTTCGATAAACATAAATAGCATTTTGTGTATTGCTTATTTGGTTATCTGAAATATTAATATTGTTAATAGTGCTTGAAGTATCGTAACCAACACGAATACCGGCTTCAGGAATATTGTAAATTTGATTTCCTTTTACGGAAACATCATAAATATTATCTATTTCAACAATAATTCCGTTTTTAACTCCATATCCAGTAGCAACACCTAATGGATTTCCAATAACATTTCCTGAAACCAAAACATTATTTGCATAGGCTACTGTAATACCGCTAATGTAAACTGCACTTACAGCACTAGAATCATTGTAAATAGTGTTGCCAATAACATTTATGTTTTGAGCTGCCGTAACTACTGTGTCCACATATCCTACAGTAATGCCAGCAGAACCTTGATTGTTAACGCAAAGATTATTTGAAATTACTGCATCTGTAGAAAAGTTAAGATAAAGTCCATTATCTCCGCCACGATACAAAGAGTTATTGCTAAAAATAATATCTTTGCAATGGTAAATCCAAACCATTCCTGAAGTAGAAGTATCAAAAGTGCAATTAGTAATTTTGATATTAGAATAAATGCCTGTGCCTTGACCTTGAACCTTAAAAGCACTCCATCCATTCATAAACTTTAAGCCATTAACTGTTAAGTTATTTGCGTTGGCATTATTGGCAGTTTGAATAGTAAAAGCATCATATCCTGATGTAGTAGTTCCTGTGTAATTTAAAGTGGCATCTTCACCATAAATATAAACACCAGTAGCAGAAGCTGAAATTGTTGCTGTTAACTGTGTCCCATATTTATAAGTGCCTGTTGGAAAAAATAAAGCACCGCCAGTAGATATTGCATTTAAAGCATTTTGAATAGCTGTTGAATCATCTGTAGTTCCGTCACCTTTTGCGCCAAAATCTTTAACTGAAATTGATTCTTGAAGTTTAGATTGAACAGTATTTGTAACTGCGTTTACTCCACCTTCATTATAATTAATTTCATTAGCATACAAAGTTCCAGATGCAACGCTTATACCAACTAAAAATTCAACTACATCTCCAGCATTAAGACCTGAATTAAATGTGACAGTGTTTACGCTAGTTTCAGAATAATTTACACCATATACTTGTTTAGAGCCATTTACAAATACTGCTAAATTATTAGTTCCAGGAGCATAGTCAAAGTTAGTCAAAGTAAATACTGTCTGACCTTGAGTAGCTGTAAATACTTGCTCTTCGGTTGATTGAACTGCAGCACCTGCAATGTAATTCATACCAGCAGCAGTAATACGCAATTGTACGTTATCGCCCATGTTCCAATACAATGGTGATGTACCTTCTTGTCCACGCTCAATAGTGAAAATATCACCGCTACGAGCAGTACATTTAACAATCTCAATGATTGGGCCACTCAGACTGATTAAGCTAACGTAGAAGTAGTCTCCACCAGTTGGATTTGGGAATAGGTTTCCAGCATTAGCAGATACCTGCATTGTTGTTGCTGTATTGGTTATTCCGAAAGCCAAATAAGTGGCTGCGTTATTAGTATATAAAGGACGGCCCATATATTATCCTAGTGTATATGTGTCAACGGCAAAGCCATCAACTAATTGAATTGTGGATTGTACAATGGTGTATTCGTCTGGAGCTTGTGGACGAGAAACTGGTACAGACATATTATCTCGTACGCCTTTTACATAATCTTGAGGCTGACGAATCTCCCAATCATAGCTACAAACGTATAAACCATCCCAACGGAGCTTTAATTGCGAAAACTTGTATTTGTGACCACAAGCATCACATATACCGTTATAGTCGCCATTCCGTAAGTAATCAGCGTGTCCCATTTTAAATCTCGTCTGGAGAATAAACTGGTATATCACCAACACAAGTATACGTATTGCCTTCATTGGTTGTGACACAACCAATGAAGGCATAGGTATTATCAGCGACACCGCCAATAACTCGTTGAGTTGCTTTACCAAGGTTTAAGTTAACGCTTCCTGACAGTATGGCAGAAGGGTTGGTATCTGTTCCTTGGGCTGTAATAGCCGTGCAAGTACCAGAAACTAATGTTTCGGTTGGTTGAAGAACTGGGTTAAAGTCAAAGCTAAATAGCTCTGATTCTGGAACTAATTTATACGAAAACTG